AGTAAGAATATTAAATTTCTTTAAATAGAATTTCTTCTTTTTTTCTTTTTTAATAATTTTAATTTATTATATGAATTGCACCTCTTTATTTTATTAAAAAAATGTTTAAAAGCAAATTTATCTGCTTCTTTTTCACCAGATTCAAATCCTTTTTTTATTGATGTTGGATTAAAATCCATGAAATCATCTTTTAAGTTATTTTTAACTAATATAATATTTGGCATTGTTTGTAATAAATTCTTAATTGTATGTAAATTTACATTATTACTTCTTGTAATATCTATTAATCTAGCTAAATAATGAAAAATAGTTTTTCCTTCTGATGTTGATATTTTATTAAAATGTTCATCATCAAAACCTACAATTACAATTAAATTGGCTAAACTATTTTTAACATAATTTATTGGATAATTTTGTAATAGTCCTCCATCTGTATAAATTAAATTATCAATTTTTAATGGTGGAACAAGTATCCAACAACTAGCTGAAGCTAATACGAATTTTTTTATATCTCTACATGTCCCGTTTTTATATTCATATATCCCTGATTTGATGTTTGTTACAACACAATTAAATTTATTCATAAGATTGTCCTCTTTTATTTCATATTTGTTTATTATATTTTCAAGAGGTTTAGAGCTATAGCAACCATTATAATTTATTAAATTATAAGCAGACCTAATAGAATTATATTGATAAAATATATCATTTGTATCTTTAATAGAATACCATACTTTTTTTAAATTTTTAACATTTCCTGAACAAATACATAAACTGTTTAAACTACCTACACTGCATGAATCAAATCTATATGTAGAAAAATTTTGTTTATATTTTGTAAACATTCTATATAAGAAACCCCCACTGAATGAGCCTCTGGATCCTCCAGAGGCAACGACGAAGTGGATAGATGGTTTATAATTAATATTTTTATTATTCATAATTTATTTAAATATATTTTATTTTTAAATTATTTTAATAAATTAATTTATAAGTATTTATAACATATAATCAACTAATATAATAAAGAATGTTGTGTAATTTTTTAATCCTTTTTAACATAAATTTGAAGTTCTTTTAAATATTCTTTTGTTAAATCAATTTTTATTTTTTTTCCATAATGATTATATCTTATAACTTTTTTATTTTTATAATTAGTTTTATCATCATTAAAAATAATTGTGTCAGTATTTATTTGATTATGTATCGTTTTTCTCATTTTAAAATATATAAATTTTTTTTTTTAATAACACAAACCAATCAAATTTTATAAAATAAATATAATTAATATATATTATATATTATATATGTATAATTTTATTATAAATCCTAAAACTAATAGAAAAATATCTGTTAAAGGTAAAACAGGTAGAAATTTAATTAAAAAATATATTCAATTCTTAAAAAAAGGTGGTGCTTCTGTTGATAAAACAGAAGAAACAAAATTTAATATTTTAAAAAATAAAAAAACTATAAATACAAAAGTATTAATTTCTTTAGTATCACAAACAAAAGATTATTTAAAAAAAAAATTACCAGTTGATAACTTAATATTTACTCTCACAAAAAATAAAACTTTAAACGATAAACTTGTTAAAAAATACAAAGATTTTAATTTAAAACAATTAAAAGAAGAAATTCAAATTATGAAAAAATTTTTAGATAATTATAAAATAGAAAAAACTTTGTATAACGCTTTAGATTCTTTAATACCACAAGTTAAAAAAAAAGGGGGGGCAGAAAAAGAAACACATAATGAAAAAAAAGATTGTTCTATTTGTTTTTCTAAACTTTCTGGTGATGATGAATCAATGGATTTTTTCCCACCTACAGGATGTGCTAAATGTGGGATAGTGTTTCATCGGGAATGCTTCCAAAGATGGATTAATTCACGAGATAAAAATAGCTGTGTTGCGCCTTGGTGTGATGCAGTAATTCCTGGTTACGATGTTTATAGAGTTGATAAGGTTGCGGAGTTGGGTGTAATATTAATTGTGTTAACATTATTATATTTGATATCTAAAGTTTTTATAAGATATATTGAGATAGAAGGTCGCAGGTGGGAGGAGGAAAATTAGTCAAAAAAAAAATATAAAATTTTTTTAAATAATTTTTTTTATTTTATTGTAATCTTCGTTAAAAATATCATTAGATAATATTTTTGTTTTAAAGTGTTTTATCATAATATGTAGTATCCCAAGTAGGATATTTTTCTTTTTTTATATTTTTGTAATTAATTCCAGGAGCGTAATAATCTTCATCATATATTTCTTTAAAAACAAACTTAGGTAGTATATTTAAATTACTCATTAAATTTAATGGAGTCCCAGAAGTAGGTAATGCACAAACTTCCATTGGTTGTTGGGGGATACACTTAGGTGGTCTTTTTTGAGGCACAGACCAAGACGTTGGTGGCATATAATTATAACCATAAGCATTATATATACTTTTATCATCAGGTTTCATATTTGGTGTATTTTTCGTTTCCATAATTTTAACAAATTCATCACTTCTTTTTTTAATTTTTTTTTGAGAATTTTGTTTTATTTGTTTTATTTCTTCAGTAATTTGTTTATTTGGTTTTAATCCTCCTTTTTTATAAACATCTAATACTTCATTATCTGTAAAATCGTAATCATTTATTAAATGTTTACATGATGGAGCACTACTTAGATGTTTAAGTAGTGAATTATATTCTAATTCTGTTAATTCTGTTAAGAGATTTTTTAAAAGATTATTTGTAGTATTTTGTAAATCTTCATTATTAAAAATATCAGATGATTCAATTAATACACTAATTTGTTTGATATTATTATTCTTTTCTTGATTGTGTATGAACCATTCATTTAAATATTCTTTTATAGCATTTGTTAATACAACTTCATCAATTTTTGTTTTACATTCTTCTGATTCATATTCTTTTTTAAGATTATTTAGTAAATTCATTAGCATTAAACTTCTTTTTTGAATTAAATTATTATCTCCTAAATTAATTTGTTGTTGCTGTTGAATTTGCTGTTGCTGTTGTTGCTGTTGCTGTTGTAGCTGTTGTTGTTGCTGTTGCTGTTGTTGTTGCTGTTGCTGTTGTTGCTGTTGTTGTTGCTGTTGCTGTTGTTGCTGTTGTTGTTGCTGTTGTTGCTGTTGTTGTTGCTGTTGTTGCTGTTGTTGCTGTTGCTGTTGTTGTTTTTTCTTTTTACAACATTTTTTTTTACAACCTGCTTTAAAAGTAAAATTATTTTTTTTAATTTCTCTACCACAAAATTTACCAGGACCTGATGGTTGTTTATAAATTTTACAATTATTACAATCATGTTCTTCTGTAAGTAATATATCTTCTAATTGTTCATCGCGATTTGAAATTAATTTATTCATTTGTTGTTGAAGCCTTTTTCGCCTTTGTTGAGGTTGCTGTTGCTGTTGAAACCTTTCAATTGTGTAATATTTATGACTTTCATCAGTACCATTCCAATTATTATTTTTAGCATTATTGTCAAAAATATTTTCATCTGTAATTTCTAATTCTTTACAATTTCTTCCTTTTTCTAAAAACCTACTATTTAAAAAATCTTTATATTTTAAATATTCATCTACTGACAAAAATTCTTTTATAATTTTTTTATTTCTAATTAGTAAAAATCTATTTCCTGATTTAACTAATTTATCTGGACAAATATCAAAATTATGAGTAAATTTTTCTTTTTTATTATTTAAATGATTAAGATATATTAATAAAGTAATTATTATTATTATTAAAAATAATTTCATTGTTATATATTATTTAAAGATTTTTTTTATTAATTTTAAATAAATGGAAAATAAAATAAAAAAATTAGAAAATGGTATGATTTTATGTATGGATTATGATGATATAGAAGCTTGTTTAGATGAATGTGGCGCAGGTCCATTTCTTGGAAATGTTATGGCTTGTGCTGTTATTTTACCAAAACGATTTGATAGTGATATGTATTTACAAATTAAAGATTCTAAAAAGGTATCAAAAAAAAAGAGACCGAAATTAGCAGAATATATTAAAAACATTTGTTTAGATTGGGCAATTGGAACAGCTTCTGTTAAAGAAATTGCTGAACATAATATTTTAAATTGTAGAATAATGGCTATGCATCGTGCTATTGATAAATTAAAAGTAAAACCTAATAGTTTATTAATTGATGGAAATAAATTTAAACCTTATATGGATTGTAAAGCAGATATTATACCACATACTTGTATTATTAAAGGTGATGCGAAAATATTAGGAATAGCAGCAGCTTCTATAGTTTGTAAAGATACACATACACAATATATTAAGCAATTATGTAAAGACAATCCTGAATTAGTTAAATATGATATTTTAAATAACTCAGGTTATGGAACAAAAAAACATATAGAAGCTATTAAAAAATATAATATTACTAAATTTCATAGAAAATTATTTTGTCGGAAATATATTCCTAAAACACAAGAAAATTTAATAATAAAAGATAATATTTTTGAAAATTATTTTAATAAAAATTAATTATTATCTTATATTATAAAAATTAATTTTATATATTAAATCATATTACAAATTCAAAAAAATAGTAAAAAAATTTGATTTTTTTTATATAAACAAGTTCTTAAAAAAAATAATAATGAATTTTTTAAGAAAACAAATAACACCACAAAAACAAGTTTATTTAGATTATGGAAATCAAGGGTTTTTATCATTAATTTATGGGTTTTTACATGGAAATGTTATTCATAAAAAAGAAAGATTTCAATTAGAAAGATTTGTAAAAATAAGATTTAATGAATGGTTAGATAACTTTATAAATTTAATGATTTTAAAAAAACAAACTTTTAAAAATCAAGAACTTATTTATTGTGCTTATAACAATAGATATTATTATGATGGTTTACAAAGATTAATAAATTTAAATTTGAGAGAGTGTATAGAATTATGTTTTAATAAAAATGTTTATTTTCAGCGTGGGTCAAAACCCTTGAAACTCTGGGGAAATATTAATTATTGGGTAACTGCTAATAAAAAAGTATTAAATTTACAAAAACCTAATAAGAAAATAGATTTTAATGATAAAAAGATATGGGATAAAGTATTAATATGGGAAGGTGAAAATTCTGCTAAAAAAATATTAGAAGTATATTTTCAAAATAACTCTTTAGAACGAGCAAGTATTTCTTATTTATGTGGATTAACAGAATTTTTAGTTAAAGAAAATAATAATTATGTGATTACTCAAAAATTTAATTTTATTAAAGAACATTATAAATACATTTGTAATGTTTGTAATTACAATTATGTAATGTGTAATTGGTTTGGGATCAATCAAAATGGATATATAATTTCTATTTGTAAAGAATTTGCTGATGCTTATTTTAAAAAGGACAAACGTTGTTTTAAAAATAATAGAAGAAATTTAAAATACTGGCGTAATAAACTTGAAAAGATTGATTGTATTGATAAAAAAGAAATAAATAATTTTATTAGAAATATTTATCAAAATTGTGAATATATAGGATTTCATAAAATAAGTTATCAAAAATGTAAAAGATTACCTCATTATCATTTTAAAACAATGGATATTTTAAAACGTGTGTTATTTAATAAAAATTATTATAAATTTTATATAAATAATAATGCTGGTAGTTAAGTAATTAAAAAATATAATTTTAAAAACATAATTTTTGTCGTTAAATTTTAAATAATAATTAAATGGATTAAAAAAATAAAAGATATTTTTTTTCACTCATTTAAATTCTAAATTAATATCCAAATGTAATGTTTCTTTTAGCCATCATTGAATTATATTTTTTATTATCAATTATTAAATTAATGTTTTTTTCTACAGGATATTTCTTTATTTTTTTATCAAGATTTTTATATATATCTATAATATAGTTTAATTCCCCGAATGTATCAGCATATGTTCCTTTAGTAAATAATTCAAAATAAAATTTTGTTATATTTGCTTTTACTTTATTTTGAACATTTAAATCAATCAATTCATGATTATAATATTGTGAGTATGAATATCCGTATTCATCTACATATTCAATATTACATAAATGATAATGTTGAGGGGCCCAATAATCTGAATCCGATTGAATAATTTGTTTAAATTCTCGAGTATGCAACGTTCTTTCATTTAATTTAAAATTTTGTATAGTATCATTCCATTCTAAAATTAAATATATACGTTGTTCAAAATTTTTAATATATTTTATTATATATTTTCTATATATATCTTTATTTTTTAATTTTAGTCCTGATGCTTCTTCTGTCCAACCATGCGCTAAAAGAGCTTTTTGAGGAACATCTATTTCACATAAAAATACTTTATTTTGATCTTTTATAACATTTTTATCTAATATTTCACCATTTAAATTTAATATAATACTACTATCTTTATTAAATAATGAATCATTATGATTATATATAATCACATCTTTAGGTGTGGTTGATTTTGATATTTTAAAGAATGTTGGCAAGAATTGCGCATATTCTGGACCTTTTAAAAAATTCTGTACAATACATCTTTCTAAAATTAAAACTACATTTTTTTTATTATTATTTTTTTCACATAATAAAGATATAAATAATATTAATTGTAACATATTACATTTTTTAAATGAATTTCTTTGAAGCATTCTATATAATAAAATATTAAAACAATTTATTTTACAATTAGCATCATTCATATAAGGATAATATTGATAATCAAAATTGTAAATTTGTTGTTTTTTTAAATATGTATCAAAAATCATCTGTTTAATCATAATCTTATTTTCTTGCATACTATTTCTAAGCTTTCTAAGCTTTCTTTCTCTTTTGCCTGCTTCTTCTTCAATCGCCATTCTTTCTCTCTCAGTTGCCTCTCTTTTTTTTTTAGTTTTTGGATTGAGCGCACGCATCAAAACAGCTGATGCGGCTGCGGCTGCTGTGGCTGCGGCGGTCGTATCGAGATAGTCTTTCATTATAATTGTCCACTTTATTGGATTTGGATTTTTTATTTTCATAGTTTCTTTTACATCTTTAATTTTTTTAAAAACTTCTTGAAATAAGTAAAATATTTTTATTTTGAAAATACCAAGTTCATTTTGAAATTTTTTAACTGCTTCCACAGCTTCTTCAGAATTTTTAAACTCCAATAAAAAATAATTTAATTTTGAAAAATTTTTTATATTTTTTATTTTATAGTTTTTAGGAAAAACGTTGCTAACAATTTTGACTTCGGCACAACGTTTCTTACATTTAGTCAAATTCTGTAATGTTTTAAAATCTTTATATGTAACTAGTTCAACTTTATTTGTGTGAAAATCTTTAAAGTTTTTCTCTTGATGTAATATATCATTAAATATACTAACATTATTTTTACAATAATGTTTAAATTTATCATAATGTTGATTTAATAAACTAACTGTTATTAAATAGGACATTTGTTTATAATCTAAAAGTTTTATAATTTTAAAACGATTATTATTTTTTTGATTTAACCAATCAATGTTGTCTATCATAATTTTGTCAAATTTGTTTAAATCACGAATATAATTCTCAGATTTTAGATTAATAAAATCCTTAATTATGTTTTTAAATGGCTCATAGTCTCGGTTTCTGGGGGACCCATCCTTTCCAATATTAAGTAATTTACGATATATTTTATTATTAAGAATTGCAATTAAAGCACATAATGTATTACATTTTAAATCTACTTTTCCTTTTATTAATAAAATAAATATTCCTTCAATTATTAAATTTCTAAATATCATAAAAGTTGTATAACTATTTTTAATTATATCAAAACCTTGAAATATATCAATCATTAGTTGTGGTATTTTTGATTTCAGTACACCAATATTAGATCCGTGGGTCTTTCTTATTAAATTATAATGAAATGCAGATTTTTCAAAAATTTTTAAAATATTTTGATTAAATTTTAAATATGCTTTATTGACTAAAAAATATTCTTTATTAGAAACAAATTTTTGTAAAAATGTAGAAACAAGACTTGGTGACATATTTTGATATTTAGGTTTTATTTTATAAAATTGTATTAAATTAAGAAGTGACATATGTTGTATGTTCTTTTGTTTTTTTTTTTGTTGTATATATTTTGCCAAATGATATGCTTTTTCATAAATTTTATAATTAAAATGATAATTATAAATTAACTGAGAACAATCAACAGCAGGCTGGTATCTGATTTGTTCCCAAAAATGGAACCATCCAGACTGGGGGGTGCTGTCACTGGTGGCGGCACTGGTGATGTTGCTGTCACTGGTGGCGGCACTGTTGCGTTTACATTTCTTTCTTGGAGATTTAATGCTTGTTTCTAACGGTGGTATATCAGGTTTAAAATAACAACAATTTTTATTACCACAGTTACATTTACTATCCCGTTTTTTAATGTCTATTTTTCTTTTATTGTCTCTTTTTCTTTTACTATTATGTTTATTTATCATTACTGCACAAATAGAACATTTATCATTAGATACCTTCTTGAGGGGCATTCTACAAGCTTTATTAGATTGAATCTCCTGCACTTCATTATTGAATACAGATGATTTATGTTCCCTATAATTCTTTTTACATTTTCCACAATAAAATGTTTGTGTTTTTTTATCATAACCCTTTTTTCTAAAATCAAAAATACATTCATCTTGATTACTGCTGCTAGCACCTGCTTTAATAAGTTTAATATATTGTTTTAAAATTTTAATACCTAATTTACTATTAATTTTAATTTTTCTATTTGTTTTTGGATTAATAATAATTTTATACATATTTTGTTTGTTTTATTATAATTTTAATAAAGAAAAAAAAATATTATATAATAATAATAAATATGTTTTTTAGTGTTTGCAAATTAAATATTATTTTAGTTTATATAGCTTCTATTTATATTTTAGCAAGTTTATATTACTTAATTTATACAAAAAGTTATTTTAAGACACCTTTAAATGATATTATAAATAATTCACCTAAATTAAAAGAATTAAAAGATAAAAGTGTAAATAAAAGAAAAAAAGTATTTTATTTTGGGATTGTGGTAGGAACTTTTATTATGGTCTATTTGAGACCTTTTAAATCTTGTTATAATGAAGTAGTTCGTAAAGAATATTCAAATTATTCAAATGATACAAATTATTCTTCTAATTATTAAAACTAATATTTTTAATATATTCAAAAACAGAATTAGAACTTTTATTTAATGCATCATAAAGAAGAGATTCAGTGTGATCTTGTGATTTTAAAATGATACTATTTTTTATTTTTTTTTTTTT